TCGCGCGCGGTGGCGACGCCAAGGTCTGGGTCGTGATGCGGAACGGTGCGAGCGTCGAGAGCGGCGATCTCGTGTGCACGTCCAACGTGTACGGCTACGCGTGGACACAGGACGACGATTTCGTGCGCTCGAGCACGGTGGCGAAGCTCACGCAAGGGTGCGCTTTCGCGGTGCCGGAGCCTCGTCCCAAGAAAACGATCCGTCGCGAGCTCAGGGACGTGACGTATTACATCAAGCGGCGATGGTACAAGACGTCCAAGGAGGATCACGATAGCATGCCCGAAAAGAAGCGTCGCACGTACCTCGAGGAGTATTACGAGAAGCTCGAGTACGAGTATCGTGAAACGTCGGACATTAAAAAGGATGACGACGACCAATGGGCGGAAACGGTGTACATCAAGGCTCTCACGTACGAGATCAGCAGGGAGACGTACGAGACGCTTTCGTCCGAGGCGAAGAAGGCGTACAGAGCCATGGAAGGTGAAAAACTCGTTCGCGTTGAGAAACAAATCGCCACACAGGAGGCGTATGATCTCATGACCGAGGAGGAACGCGCAAATTACACGAAGTATCAAGCGAAGCCGACGACCACGGACAAGACCGTGGACGAGTGGGTGGCGCTCGAGGACGCCGCCGAGAAGGCGAAATACGTGTTGAAAAATCGTCGGGTGTACGAGCGCATGGAGCAGTGGGAATCGAAGGATCCGTTGTTCACGAACACCACCGTGGAGACGAAACAAGAGATGGTGGACGTCCTCGACGAACACGGGCAGCACATCTACGACGACGACCCCGAGGAGACCGAACTCCCGTACGAGATCCGATACCTGACCACACAGGGGGCGATCACCACGAGACACAACGCGGTGTACTACGCGGCACTTTTGAGTTGCACCCTCATGGGTTAAAAATAATCTCGCATGGTAATACTATAAACCATGAGTGCGGGTATCACGCAATTGCTCGCGATCGGTGCCCAAGACAAGGAAATCACGGGAGATGCGACCGTGAGCTACTTCAGAAGTTCATTCAAACGTCACACGAATTTCGCCCAGACGGTGGAACGACAGACGATCCAGGGTCAAGTCAAGGCGAACGCCATGTCGACGGTGCGTTTCGAACGCAAGGGTGATCTCCTCTCGTACGTGTACTTGACGCCGCTCACGAATGGAACTCAGGCGAACACGTCGATCTCCGATTGGAGCACCGTGATCGACAAAGTACAATTGGTCATCGGCGGGCAAGTCGTCGACGAGCAAGACGCTATTTTCACCCAGCGTTTGGCGCCGACGATCATGGCACAGAACCACGTGCAATCGGCGGACGGTAACGTCTTCGGTGGTTCGACGAACGCGCAGTTCTACCCGCTCAAGTTTTGGTTCAACTCCTACGCCCAGGCGCTCCCATTGGTCGCGCTCCAGTACATGGACGTCGAGATTCGCATCCACTGGGGCGCCGAAGTCGGCGACAAGTGGGAGGTGTGGGCGAACTACATCTACCTGGACGGACCCGAACGCGAGTACTTCGCGAGCCAGCCGTTGCAATACCTCGTCACCACGGTACAAAAGTCGTTGGCGACGAACCTCAAGGTTCACGAATTAAACTTCAACCACCCCGTCAAGGCGATCTGTGCGGCGTCGAGCACGGGTGGTTCCGTGGCGCTCGCGAGCATCACGAACCGCTTGAAGTTGCAGATGAACGGCATCGACGTCGGTGATTTCCGATTGGCGCAACCGCACTTCACGCAAGCGGCGGCGTACTTCCACTGCCCGTTCGCGGTCCGCGCGAACCTCGCGGACAACATCATCATCATCCCGCTGTGCTTGGACACCTCGAAGGGGCACATCAGCACGGGTTCGGTGAACTTCTCGCGACTCGACTCCGCGCGCTTGGTCTCCGAGACCGCGACGAGCCAACAAAACCTGTACGCGATCGGGTTCAACCTCTTCGTCGTGAAGAACGGCATGGGTTCTTTGGCGTTCGCCAACTAAACTAAATTAATTCTCTGTAATATTGTAACATGAGATTACACGTCATCGCCATAATCTTAGCCGTGCTCTTCGTGCTCACGTATGACCCCAAAACCCGTGCGCTCGAAAAATACATCATGGGTCCCACCGCCTCCGTGAACGGACAGGCGAGTGGTCCCACGCCCATCGACGTGCAGTGTAAACATCCACATTTCCAGGCGAGAAACTTTGGCGAGCCCGTGTACGATTGTCCTAAAAGTAATTCGAAAATGGGTGCGATTCATTCGGCTTAAAAGGATGTGCAGTAACACAAATAATAAACCATGATTCAAATGGATCGACAATTGCTCACCATGATCGCAGCCGCCGTGTGCGTCGCGGCGTGCATCTATCTGTTCAAGGAGATGAAACAAGCGAAAGAGGACGTCGACGGATTGAAGATGGTCCAAACGAAGATGATGCACATGCTCACGCCTCCGCCCCAGCCGAGACCGTTCGGGATGCCGACGTCGCCACCGCCGCCACCGCCACCACCGATGCCGACGCAAAAGCAATCCACGATGGAATCTGCGCCAGAAATCGATGAATCGGTGGACGACATCGCGGAAGAAAAATAAGTTCACCCATGGTAGATGGAAATCAACAATCATCATGAAAAAACACAAAGCCATTGCCATACCAGTCACATTCGAAACGGACGATAAGAAACCACGGTTTCTTACGGTTCGCGATCGCCGGTGGCACGAATGGATATTCGTGACCGGTGGATGCCGCAAGCGCGAGATCATGTCACCGCTTCGGTGTGCCCTCAGGGAGTTGGAGGAAGAGACTCGCGGATGCATGAACTTGCGAAGTGGGTCTTACACGGAGTTTTCGTTCATGGTGAAGGACAAGGAGGATGGGTTCGATCTGCATTACTCGGTCTACGTGTTTTTCGTGGACGTGAACAACGCCCAGCGTCAGGCGATGGTGCGAAAGTTTTCAGAGGAAAAGGCGAAGATGCAACTCAGGAAACACAATAAACTGCCGATCAAACGCGTGTACGACGAGAACGATTTCATGTCGTGGGACACGCTCGAGGATTTCAACAAACGCAAACAGTGGAAGATGCAGGTGGATCACATTTTGAAAAATCCCGAGTTTTATTCCGCGGTAAGTTCGCAATATAGAAAAACGTTTAACTATGTAAAATGAAGAGTAAGAACTTCATCCTCACCCAAATTAAAACAACCATGCTCGAAAAGGGTCATTCCGAGGCGGACGCCGACAAGTACGTCGACGAGATCAAGGACAACACCGTGTACGAGCTCTTAGTGCTCAAGAAGGAGATCACGACCGCCGTGGTCGACGACGCACCGGACGACGCGCCGCTCGAAGAGGGAGAGGCGTCGAGGTCGTTATTTGACAGACTTAGAGGGGTCGTCCGTTACGAAGACTAAGGGCACCCTCATGTTTAAACAATGGTGTCAGGAAAACAGACTAAACAACGCTTCCAATCTCTCGCACGTGCTGATGAACGGGGGGAAACTCAGCATACCCGAGGACAGACTGAAAGAGTTCTACAAGGTCTACTGCGACGCGGTGACGTCGGGTGAAAAACTGTACGTCGTGGAACAAAAATCCGAGCTGTACAATTTTTTCGTCGATCTCGATTACAAGAGTAAGGAATCCCTGGATCTTCCAGAAGTGGAGTCCATCGTGAAAGTGATCTGTAACAAGGTGAAAGCGCACGGGGGGAAGGACGCCCTCGTGTGTCTGGCACCACCCAAGAAGGCTGGGAACGACAAGATCAAGACCGGCATACACATCAACTTCCACGGGTTCGTGGTCGATCAGCGAGCGGCGATCGCGCTTCGACAACACATTCTCATCGCCCTGTACACGGCGAAACCGGGCGTGGAATGGAGCGACGTCGTGGACTCGTCCGTGTACGGAGACGCGTCGAGGGGTAGTAAAGGAAGTGGTTTTCGAATGCCGTGGAGTCTGAAACGCGCGCGATGCGAAGATTGTGGTGGGAAAGGGTGTTCGGTGTGCGAGAACCACGGTCGAGTCGATCAGGTGGCGTACTTACCCGTGTACGTGTACCGGCACGGTCCACTGCTCTCCATGCTGCAACGAATCGACCAGACCCCAGACCCGACGACGCTCGAGATGTCCTCCGTGCGCTCGAGCGCGACGACGCACACGATCGTGCACCCCCCGAACACGGCGTTCAAGGAAGGATCGTTCACGAAACACGAGACCAACGACGAATTCGCCGATGAAGACGCCATAGCGGATCTCGAGGCGTTCGTGCGGAAATACATGGAGGGACAGGCGAGTTCGCGATTGACCAAGGCGTACAAACAAAAGAATGGAAACCTCATCGTCGCGACGACGAGCCGGTACTGCGAGAACACCGGTCGCGACCACGGGGGAAATCACGTGTGGTTCCTCGTCACCGGCGACGCAGTCATGCAAAAATGTTTCTGTCGATGCGAGACACTGGTTGGTCGTCAATTTGGATTTTGCAAGGATTTCACTGGCAAGGAATACAAACTCACGTCCGACGTGAAGAAGTCGCTGTTCTCGAGCACTGACGACGCGCCGACGAAGAAATCCGCACCGAAGAAGCGTCCACCAGCACCCTCGAATTTTTCAGACGTGAAATCCGAGATGGAAACATTCATTCGCAAATATTTTTCAGGACACGAGGACACCAAGGTGGTCGAGGTGTGTAAGAAAGGGGGTCGGGTTTTGATCGCCACGAATTCGAAGTTTTGTGCGAACAAGGCGACCGATCACGATAAGTTTGTCAGTTTCACCGTAGATAAATCGGGTATGATTCAACAGTTGTGTGGGTGTAGGAACATGCAGAAGATGAAACTGTTTGCGAGTACGGTGGACAAACTCAAAAAAAAATAGACTTCATGTAACAGAGATGGCACTGTACCTCCTCGGTGCGACCGGGTTTTTGACGTATCTCCTGACCGCACAGCGCCAACGCGTGACCCTGGATCTTCGCGATCTCAAACTCGAGGCACACGCGTTCTCGGGCGTCGACCCGACGGAATTCATGGCGTTCCTAAAAAATCTGGACAAGATCGAATTGTACATCGACGAACCGGACATGGCGTCGTATTTTCTCTACACCGCACTTGACCACTTGAGTAATTTAAAATTCAGTAAATATGGGATCGAGGCGGATATAGAAGATATAGTCTCAAAAATAGGATTCGCCGCGGAGCTTTCTATAATGGACAGTGCGATCCGTGAAAAGAAACGTTTCACCCCGAAGTACTTAAACGAAACCTTCCAATACAAATCAGAATAACACACATGACGATGTTGAGAACGAGATCTGGGCGCACTATCAAAAAACCCGAACAAATTTACATTCCGGAACTCGATTTCGCCGAGGACGACTTCTCGGATTCCGAGTACGACGACGACGATATCCTTGACGATTCGGACATCGACACGGAGGACGAGTTGGACGACGACGACGACGACGACGACGACGACGAAGAGGACGATGCCGAGGACGTCGACGAGCTCGGGAACATCGTTGGACTCATCGTGCACGACGACGAGGACGACGAGAGTGATGACGATTCTTACTACGATTCCGAATCTGAAGAAGAAGACGACTTTGACGATGAATCATCCGACGAGGACGAGGACGAGGACGAGGACGAAGAAGAAGAAGAAGAGATCATCCGTCGGAGGAAGAAACGTCGACAGGGTTAAAAGAATTAGCGCCCTTACATATTAATAAACATGGAGACAGACATCGGTCAGCCCGTCGATTATAATCCTAGAATTCATTTGCCCACGGAAGAACCATCATCCGAGAAACAACATCAGCACTACGAGGACAGTTCGCCCATAGATGACTACATGCAACACCCATCGCACATGTACATGGAACCACCACCACCACAGATGTATTACAGTCAGCATTCACAGCCGACGCAGACACAACAGTTCGACATCACGTCGCTCGATAAGAACACGTACCTGATGGCGTTCGTGGCGTTTCTTCTAGGATTCTTCATGGGCAAGACGATGATTAGTCCAGTTATCTTCCGGAACCCCTAGGTCATTTCCTGTAAATTTACCTATACGTCCAAACTTTTCACTGTCCCTGAAATAGCCTCGTCCCACCACGAGTGGATCGGTGGTGTTTTCCTCCATCACTTCACTCGCCGAGATCGCCTTGTCTTTCCTGTCTATATCGAGCGCGTCACCATGGATCATGATTGCGTAAAAAACTATGAGTAGGGTCACGACATTGAGTATGATTGAAATAGCACTCATTACAATTACGTTATAAAATTATTCCGCATCCTCGGTCGGAGCGACTTCCTCGGTCGGAGCGACTTCCTCGGTCGGAGCGGCTTCCTC